ACAATGTGCTTATCGAGTTCATCATATATAAAAGAGTCATCAAAACCAATATTTTGGGCATCAATCTTAGAATTCGAATAGAATACTTTATCAATATGTGCCCAATAAATGCCACCTAAACACATGGGGCATGGTTCACAGCTGGTGTAAAGCGTATGACCTCTAAGGTCAAATGTTCCTAGTGTCGCACAAGCATTACGTATTGCGTTCATTTCTGCGTGAGCAGTAGGATCATTTGTTGTTGTAACCGAATTACCACAGGCAGCAACAACCTCATCCGTTCCAGTTTTTGTAATAACTGCTCCGAATGGTCCTCCGACGCCCGACGATACATTATCACAACTAATTAATCCAGCACGTGACATCATACGTTCATCCATTTAATACAAATAAGCATAAAATATTTAAATGGATATTGTAATACTTTATATAAATGATAACGATTGAAATAATGGGTGGTTTGGGAAATCAATTATTTCAGGTATTTGCTCTGATATCATACGCACTTATAAACAAGCAACCGTTCTTTTTTGAAAACAAGGTGTCTGAACGCGTAGACCGCCCATTGTACTGGGACAATTTCTTATCAAATTTGAAACCGTTTGTTCGGCATGAAAACGCAATAGCATTGCCTGTCTATAGAGAACCTAAATTTGATTATACTGAAATTACGCCATTTGACAGAATAAACGGTCCATTCAAGATGTTAGGTTATTTTCAATCGTATAAGTATTTCGAGGAAAACCAGAGTGACATACTACGCCTTATAAAATTCGATAAACAACAAGAAGAAACTCATTTAAAACACAGTAATTTATCTTTGGAGAACACGATTTCACTACATTTCCGAATAGGGGACTATAAACTTTTACAAGACTGTCATCCACTTGTAGGTGTAGAATATTACAAGAAATGCCTACATAATATAATAGAGAACACAGGAAAGAATGACTGGAATGTGTTATATTTCTACGAAGAAATGGACAATGATATGGTAGAAGCAAATATAAAAGAGATAAAGAAGGAATTTGGTTCTCTACAGTTTGTGCCAATTGATATAAAACTGGCGGATTATACCCAAATGATACTGATGAGTCTATGTCAGCACAATATAATAGCAAACAGTAGTTTTAGTTGGTGGGGTGCGCATTTGAATAAGAATGAAGAGAAGATAGTATGCTACCCAAATCCAGAAAATTGGTTTGGACCTGGAATTGGTAAAAAGAATATGACGTCAATGTTTCCCGACAGTTGGTGTAAAGTGACTTAAACCGCTGTGTGGATTCAAATGTTCGTTGGTTTAAACAATTGACCGAAATGACTTAAAAAAGTTCCATTTTAAATATTCAAGGGTGTAAATGGAAAATGATAATTATAAATGCGTAGTTAGCGTGGGTTCTAGATGTTTTACGGAAATATTTTTAAAGAAGCTGGGTTTAAAAAATTTCAGCACAATGTTCGACGGAATGTATAATTCTTCAATCGCCGACATAATTAATCTAATGGAAAATGGATTAAATCCCAACGATTTGGTATATACAAACGAACTGAATGATAAACTGGTCGATACTCTAGTTGAAACTCACGGACATAGAACAATGCACAAAACAATAAATTATAACAAAGATGACATGACATATTCGTATCATAAAGCACTTCTGCCACACCATGACTTATCATTATCAAATGTTAAAACACATTTCGAACGATGTTGTACGAGAATGGAAATAATAAAAAACAAGAGGATCAAGACGTTATTTTGTCTATTTATATTTCCCGATTATGATACAGATTTAAAAATAACGTATGATGATACATTGATACTGTCGAACTATCTGGGCGAACATTATAACTGTCATCTACTTGTTTGTAATTTCAAAACCAGAACAATGAACAGTGAAAAATGGCGTGTACGTAGCGAAGACACGGCACTAACATTTATAGATATCAACAGCGGTAGTCATGTGTTTCAACATAACGCACAAGCCCTGTATGAAATAATGAACAAAATGAATGTAAATAAGGCAGAATTATTATCATATGGTTCAATAGTATAGATGAATCGTGGTGAAGAATTATATTAAGAAACTCCTGATAAACACATGTTATTACAATAACAATTCCAAATTGTACATATAAACACAAAGATAATAAAGATTTTTTTGTATTTTATACATTATGCCAGATTTCAACAAGGATTTCTTTAAGCTCATCAATGGTTATACAAGTGAGTTTTTTGCAAAATATCCCGTATTTATTGAAACAGGAACGTGCCACGGGTGGACTACATTTGCAATGGAACCCCACTTCGATGAAATCCACACGATAGAAATTAAACAAGATCTATACGAAAAAACCAAGGGTAAGTACAATGGCAATAAAATCAACTTTTATCTGGGCGACTCGTCTGTTGTTCTCAATGATATATGTAAAAAGGTTATCCAACCGTCAGTATTTTTTCTTGATGGGCATTGGAGCGCAGGAAATACAGGAAAAGGAGACAAAGATTGTCCGTTATACGAAGAATTGGCAGTTATTATGAATACTTTTAAACAAGATGCTATAATAATTATCGATGATTTTAGATTGTTTGGCAAAGGGCCATCAACCAACACAGAAGTATGTGACTGGGAGAATATTTCAAAACAAGGAATTTTAGATATAGTAAAAGATAGACTTAATTGTGAATATCATTTGCCTTCCCATATGGATAAGACAGATAGATTAATATTACACATAAAAGAATATACAAATTACACATAAAAGAATATACAACTCGTTGTGATTAATGATAATAAAGCATAAGTCTATATACACCTTCGAAAATTTAAAGGTATGTATAATGTCAATCTGGTCGAAGTCAGTATGTAGTTGTTTGTCATACAAATGAACATATAGATATGTAATTATAAAATCGTAATGCATTGGCATTGTTTTTCCATTATACATTCATAATGGAAAAAAGAAACAATTGGTTTGTTAATTATCAAAGCATCGACGAGTCGAAGGGGCACCGTGATATAAGTTTTAGAAAAGGATTTTTTTGATAAAAATGATTTCGAGAATAAAAATGTGTTGGACGTTGGTTGTAATATGGGACAAAATGAATGTAAATAGGGCAGAATTATTATCATATGGTTCAATAATATAAATATAAGAATACAATATATTTATTATTTCCATGTTTAAGCCAGTAAAATCTTATGGAACAGATCACACGGTTTACGAGTATGACACTGAGTTGTATAACTTCAAAGACTTTATGTTACGGGCGTTAAACGCCGAGACATTGGATGGGATAGAAAACACATGCAAAGAATACCTAGAAGGAGACAAAGAAGACAGAAACTTAGATGATGTAGAAACCGAACTTCATAAACGTTTTTACACAGAAATTAAAAGAGATGAAACGTTCAAAAATATGTATTGCGAATTGATAAAAGATATACACAAACAATTTTTTGTACATGAACCGGCGATAATATATCAATCGTACCCGAGCGTTCGATTTCAGTTTGCGAATAGCACAACAGTACCTGAACATTACGACGCTGATGAAAAAGCATCCCACCCATTGGGTGAAAAGAATTTCCTTTTACCAATAACCGAGATGTTAAACACAAACGCCATTCATATAGAGTCAGAACCCAGAAAACGCGATTTTCGCCCGATAAATATGAAATTTGGTGAGCTGTTGTATTTCAATGGAAATTTGTGTACTCATAAAAACATACAAAACAATGAGGGGTGGGTTAGAATTTCATTCGATTTTCGTGTAATATTACCAAGTGACTATATGAAATATATGAACAGTGACATTGTATACACGAATCCCCGCGACACAAATAGCGACAGAAAACCAATTTCACTTACAATCGGCTCGTACTATCAAATAACGTTTAAAGGAGATGACATTAAGGATATGATGAAATGGTACTTACCAAATAAACGCGGAAATGACTTGTTTATAATGCAGCATAGACCATCATTCGACAAAGCAGAAGCGGAAAGTTGCTATAAATATATGCTAGAAGACAATTTTGTAACCGAACATAAAAAAACGATAGAATTAGAACAAATGATATCCAAATATTTAAATGTAAAACATACAGTAATGACAACAAGCTGTACGGCAGCTTTGATATTGGCATTTATGTCACTTGATCTCAAACCGGGTGACGAAGTGATCGTTCCAAATTATACAATGATTGCCAGTATAAATTCGATCCAACATCTGGGTTTAATGCCGGTAATAATAGATGTAAACCCGACCACATTTTCAATTGATTTGGAAGAAATAAAACAACACATAACTGTTAAAACGAAAGCGGTGCTTCATGTATCGATTAATAACAGATATGTGAATTTGAGTGACATAGCACATTATTGTAAATCAAACGGGCTATTTCTAGTAGAGGATGCTGCTCAATCTATGGGTTGTGCTCCTGACAATAAACATCTGGGAACTTATGGCGATATTGGGTGTTACTCGCTGAGTACTCCGAAGATCATCAGCTCGGGTCAAGGTGGGTATCTTGTTACAGATAATGACGCATTGGCAACCAAAATAAATCAGATCAAAAACTTTGGTCGTAAAGAAAGTGGTAAAGACATCTTTGAAATATTTGGAATAAACTTGAAATACACTGACATTCAAGCAGTTATAACAATAGAACAAATGAAAAAATTGGATTATCGTGTCAAACGAATGGGTGAGATATATAATATGTATTACAAGGAATTGTCAGAACATGTTAGAATGATAGAACCATTGTTCAACGGGTGGCACCCATGGTTTATTGACATATACTGTCCGAGTAATAATTTTAGAACGGAATTAATGGCTTATTTAAAACAACACAAGATTCAGACGAGAGAAACCTATGTCGAAATTAATAAAACGGAAATGTATTACACCGATACGACATTGCCCATTAGCAATTATGTATCGCAGAATGGGTTGTATCTACCGTCCTATGTAGATTTAACAGATGAACAGATACTCCATATATGCAATTTAATAAAATTATTCGCTTTATTCAAAAAGAACGTAATAGAATACAGATCATTAAAAGTGACAGACAAGAATGCGTATCTGTCGCTTATGAATGGGTACAGACCCGTACAAACAGAGATGAACGACGAAGAATTTAACAAAACTTATAACAAGATTTTTAACAATGGGACTATTATAGTAGCTGAATTAGATGGTAAATTAATCGGAAGCATAACAGTTTTGCTGGAAAGCAAATTTCTTCACAATTCGTGTGTTTATGCGCACATCGAAGACGTATTCGTGAACGAACACCACAGACGAAAAACGATAGGAAATTCGCTGGTTGACAATGCTGTAAAATATTGTAGAAATGAAAAGGTTTTTAAAATTTCATTAAATTGTGACGAAAATTTAAAAGATTTTTATGAATTAAGTAATTTCGATCATAGACAGATTAATATGTCTCAATTGGCGTAATGTCCGAAGGTGTAAAACAATAAAAATTTTTAGACAGGCACAATAAATATATAGAACTTACGTATATTAATAGTGTATAATGGTTAAACATACAATATCAATACGAGGTGGACTAGGTAATCAGTTATTCCAAGTGTTTATGCTAATGAGTTATTGTATAGAGGACAATTGCAATTATACGTTCCCATCGCAAATGCTGGATTGGGATAAATACAGACACCCATACTGGGACACATTTTTCAATGAATTAAAACACCTTGTAAATACCGACAATATTCATAAGTTTATTGAGTTTGTCGAACCGAATTATCATTATAATGAGATTGGTCCACGTACAGACAACACGATATTTGTTGGGTATTTCCAAACAGAATTATATTTCAAGAAACATTTCGAACGCATATGCACAGATCTAAAAATAAGAGA